AAGAATCATTAGGATTAACTTTTTTACAAAATCATTATAAAGATACAGCTGTATGGGTACAGACTTCATACAACAATAGCTTTAGAAAAAACTATGCTGGTATTGGTCATACATATGACGAAACAAGAGATGCTTTTTATGCACCTCAACCTTATCCATCATGGACTTTAAATGAAACTACTTGTCAATGGGAAGCACCTACACCTTATCCAGATGATGGAGAAATGTATACTTGGAATGAAGAAACTTTAACGTGGCTAGGAAGAGATTAATATGAATACAGAAGATCATAAAAAAGCTATTAAAGAAGGATTACAGGAATGGCTTGATGATAAGTTTATTGAGTTTGGAAAACTATCTCTTAAAGCTGTTCTAGCTGTGCTATTAGTAGGATTAGTATATTTATGGTCAATGTCTCAAGGTTGGAAAGTATGAAACCAGTTATTTATATATTAGCATTATTAGCAGCACTTCCAATAACACCTATTATTTTAAGTATAGTTTATGGATGGTCTAATACATGATAAGTTTACTAACACACTTAATACCGATAGGACTTGGTTTCTTTGCAAAATTAACTGCAATTAAATCTAAGCAATCTCATGATGAACATAAGCTTATGTTACAAGCAATGAGTGCTAAAAGAAAGTTTATTGATAGTGCAAGAGATCAATCTAATAAAGAGTCATCCATGGCGGCTTGGAATAGAAGATTTCTTATTGTAGTTATACTAGCTTTAGTAGCTATGTATCCTCTTGCAGGTGTCCTTGGTATTGAAACAGTAATTCCTGTTACTACAGCAGGATTTAATTTTCTAGGTTTATTTGAAATAGGTGGGGGTACTACCCTTGAAACAGTAAAAGGTCTATATAAATTTGACGAGATATTCCAGTGGGCTACTATTATTATAGAGTTCTACTTTGGTGGTCAATTAGCTAAATCTAACTAGGAGAGAACTATGTCAATGAATAAAAAACCAAAGGTAAATAAGAAAAAGAAAAAGTCAGATAAGGGAAGAGGATACTAGTATGCCATTTATGACTAATGGTAAAAGAGATTACAAGAAAGAGCTTGCTTGGGAAAAGAAACATAAAAAGAAAAGAGTTAAACAACGGGCTTCTCGTAATGCTGCAAGAGCTAAATTAAAACTTAAGAAAGGGGATAATAAGCATGCTTCCCATAAGAATGATAATGCAATGGATAATAGAAGAAGTAATTTAAGAATACGAACAGCGGAAGCTAATTTAAAAAAAGAGTCAGATAAGAAAAAAAAGAAAAAAAGGAGAACTGCATGAAATTACCACATATGATGTATAGTAAAGCAGGAAAAGGAATAATGGTAACTACTAAGAAAAGACACCTTGAGTTAAAAGCAAAAGGGTATAGTCATACTAAAAGTAAAAGCAAAGCTAAAGTTAAAAAGGTAGCTAAAAAAAGTATGAGCATGGGTTATTAATGAGTATAGATTATAGAGGTGAAACATTTGCAGGTTATAATAAACCTAAAAGATCTACTAAAGGTAAAAAATCTCATGTAGTTCTTATTAAAGATGGTGGCAAAGATAGAATGATTAGATTTGGAGAGGCAGGAGCTTCTACTGCAGGTGCTCCTAAATCAGGTGAATCAGATAAAATGAAAGCTAAACGTAAATCATTTAAAGCAAGACATCGTAAAAATATAGCAAAAGGAAAAACAAGTGCTGCTTATTGGGCAGATAAAGTTAAATGGTAACCAAGGATAAATAATGACATATCTTGAAATAGTAAATAAAGTACTAGTTAGGCTTAGAGAAGAGCAGGTAACTTCTCTTGCCGAAAATGAGTACTCATCATTAATTTCTGATCTTGTTAATGTAACTAAGAATGAAATAGAAAACTCATGGAACTGGAAAGTTTTAAGATATACTTATACGGTAACTACTGTAGATGGTCTTTTTAACTGGGCACTAACTGGTTCTGGTACTCGTTTTAGAGTACTTGATGCCTATAATGCTACTACAAAATCATGGATGTATTTAAGACCTACTGAATGGATGGATGAGGCTTTTGGTTTTTCTGAAGTAATAACAAAAGGACCACCACAGAATTATGCTTTTAATGGAGTAGACTCTGCTGGAGACTCACAAGTTGATCTCTTTCCTGTACCTGATAAAGAGTATACTATTAGGATTAATGTTGTATTACCTCAAGAAGATTTAGTATTACCTGATGAATCATCATTAGTCCCTGCACAGTTAATTATAGAAGGAACAATTGCTAGAGCTATTAGTGAACGAGGGGAAGACGGAGGAATGCAGGACCAAGAACTTAGGTATCAAAGACTTCTTTCTGATTATATTGCTATTGAAGCAGGTCAGAAACCCTATGAAACTATTTGGCAAGCAGTATAATGGCAGGACAGTTACAACCTATTAGTCTACTTTCTCCTGGTTTCCTAGGTTTAAATACTCAGGATGCTAAAGTAGGCTTAGATAGTGGATATGCTATTAAAGCTAATAACTGTATTATTGATCAATATGGTAGACTAGGTAGTAGACAAGGCTATAGTTTACTTACATCAAGTCCAGGAGACTTAACTTCTACTAAGAATTTAGAATCTCTTTTTGAGTTTAATACTACTGAAGGAAATGTTGTTGTCTTTTCAGGAGGTAACCTTAAATTATATACAGGAACTACTACATTAGCTACATCTCTTTTTTATATAGCTGACCAAGTAACGCCAGTATCATTAACATTTACAGCTAATAGATGGCAATTTGCTTCTGCAGCTGAGGGCTTAGGAGTAGCTGGAGTTATTAATGGCTTTGCAGTACAGAAGTCACATAGAGCTATGGTTTATAGAAAGGCTACCTCAGGCGCATTAGCTGGTACATATATATGGCAACGTATTGGAACAGATGGATATGGAAAAAGACCTACTGGAGTAACTACATTTGATCCTGATACAATGCTGTCAGCTTATGGAAGAACTTGGGTAGCAGGCTTAACAGAAAATAAACATACACTCTTCTTTTCAAAGTTGTTAGAGCCAAGTAATTTCTTAGATGCGGGCTCAGGTGTATTAGATATAAGTAGTGTTGTAGGTAATGGTGATGAGATAATAGGATTAGCACAACATAATGGATTCTTAGCTATATTCTGTAAAGAAAATATATTAATATATTCAGGAGCTAATGATCCTACTACAATGACATTAGTTGATACAATAAAAGGAGTAGGGTGTGTATCTAGGGACTCTATACAAGCCACTGGTACAGACTTAATTTATTTATCTAAGTCAGGTATTAGATCTCTTAAAAGAGTAGTACAAGAAAAATCTTTACCTATGAGAGAACTCTCTTTAAATATTAGAGAAGATATTGTAGACTACTTAGCAGTTGAACCAACATTTGATAATATTAAGTCAGTCTATTATGAAAAAGAAGCTTTTTATTTACTAACCTTTCCTGCATCTAAGATTATGGTTTATGTAGATTTAAGGACAGAATTACCTAATGGTTCAGCTAGAATAACTACTTGGTCCTTAGATGATGGAAGTATGTTTACTGGTTTTACAGCAACAGAAGATAGAAAGTTATATATAGGTGTCCCTGGTGGTATAGGAAATTATACAGGATATAGAGATAATACTTCTACATATCAACTTGTTTATAAGTCTCCGTTTTCAGATGTAGGTGGTGGAGTATCTAAGAAGTTTTTAAAGAGAGCAAAGCTATTAGTTATTGGTTCTGGAACTCAAGACTTTACTTTTCAATATGGATATGATTATACACTAAACCCTAGAACAGTTGTATTATCTAGAGATTTAGGTACAGGAGTTTATGCTAAATTTGCTGATACTACATCATTATATGCAGTAAGTAAATATTCTTCAGTAGGAAGTGGTGTACAAGAAATTAAAGTTCCTTTAGGAGGACATGGTGAGACATTTGCATTTGGAATAATAGCAACAATTGATAATGATAATGTAAGTATTCAAAAAATAGATTTATTTTTAAAAATAGGGAAGAGTTCATAATGACTGATTATACAAAAACAACAAATTTTTTAGCAAAAGATTCTTTACCAGACTCAGATACAGCTAAGATTATTAGAGGATCAGAGTTTGATACAGAATTTAATAGTTTAGTAACAGCTGTAGCAAGTAAAGCAAATACTTTATCTCCAGTATTAACTGGAACACCAGTAGCTCCTACGGCGACTACTACAACTAATACAACACAGTTAGCAACTACAGCTTATGTAACAACAGCTGTTGGGGCTTCATTCCCTACAGGTGGAATTATTATATGGTCAGGAGCAGAAGCTGCCATACCTTCAGGCTGGATACTTTGTAATGGTTCAGGTGGATCACCAGATTTAAGAGATAGGTTTGTTGTAGGTGCAGGAACTACTTATGCTGTTGATGCTACTGGTGGTAGTGCAAATGCTGTAGCAGTGAACCATACTCATACAGGAAGTGTAACAGATCCTGGACATTTACATGGAATTGACTTTCAAGCAGTAGCTGCTGGAGCCTCTTATGGTTCAGCAACTTCTGGCTCTTCCGCAGGAACACAAACAGACTCCGCAACAACTGGAATATCAATAACAGTAAACCCATTAACTGGAGAAGCTGGTACTAATAAGAACTTACCTCCATACTTTGCACTATGTTATATTTATAAAACTTAAAGTATGACACCAGAAGATATT